CCTCACGGTCGCAGGCTTCTCTTACGAGAAGGATTCCGTTTTCGGATCATCAAGGGAGATCTCTCCCGTCTTTGCAGACGAAAGTTGAACTTCGATGAAGACCTGTTGGTGGAAAACCAACTGAGCTTGGGAACAGGTGCTCAGCACCTGACTCCTTGCAAACCAAGGCTTAAACTTTCGTCTTAGCTTCAGTCTGCAAAGAGTTCTTAAATAATAAACATCAAATTGAAATGAAATTATCTAACGACATAACACAATCCCGAAGAGCTATTAAACTGTTCGGGCTACTCTGTAAGTGGGTAGTAAAACTGAGTGTGTTCGGTAAGAGCGATAGGAAAATCTTGATAAGATCCTTAAACGCATTTACCAGAAGTCTATTAAGATCTTTACATTCTAGAGGATGTTTGGATACTATCCGGTATCTAAAAGAACTAAGAGTTTCATACTTTTCGTTTCTTGCGGGTACTGGTTTCATAAAGGAATATAAAGTAGCATTTTATAAGAACGGGGTACCGAAATGGTTCGGGCCCGATTTTAAAGAATACTACGATAAATTCCCTATGAATTCCAACATCCAATTCTGCATCACGGTCTTATCTGTGAGTAGAGTCATCAAGGGATGGAAAGCACCAAGTATAAAACCTTTGGTGATGCCGTCCACTTGTGACTTTAATCATAAGGATTACCATGGTTTTATCCAATTCATCCGGGAAAATGAATTCCCGTGGATTGAAATAGAACCGTGGAGTAAACCCCATAAGACCACTAAGATGGGTCCAAACGGACCCGCCTTAGATACAGCAACGAAAGACTATGAACTATTTGAACCTAGATACCGAAAACATTTAGCTAATCTTCATGGACAAGAAATGGAAGCAATGTTTGAGAGATCAGGGGTCGACTTCCCAACGTGGCCGGGTTTATCCCGAAACACTAGGAAAGGACCTCGTACTCTAAGACGGCTTTCATTTGTCGATGACAAAGAAGGAAAGAAAAGAGTGATTGGTATTGTTGACTATTGGTCTCAAAGTATATTGAAATGTTTTCATGACCAAGTCATGAAAATGCTTCAAACGCTTTGGGGTGATAGAACATATAAACAAACAGACTTTTCTGACCTAGGAAACCCTAACGATAAGTTCTATAGCTTTGACTTGTCATCCGCAACCGATAGATTTCCTAAAGAACCCCAATTTGAGGTTGTTAAGGCGATTCACGGTGACGAGTTTGCCAAGTCTTGGCTAGATCTTATGATTGGTGAGCCATTTCTGTATAAATGGGGGTCTTACGAGACCAACATTAAATACGGTTGTGGCCAACCAATGGGTGCCTATAGCTCTTGGGCAATCTTTTCACTAACACATCACATGCTTGTTCAATATTGCGGAAGAAAAGTCGGTTTCGACGATTTTTACGCATATTACTTGCTTGGGGATGATATAGTGATTAAAGATGACCGAGTGGCGAAGGAATATGAGGAGATGTGTAAAATATTAGGTGTTGAAATTTCAAAACCTAAAACCTTACGATCTCCTTACATGTTCGAATTCGCTAAGCGTGTGTTCTTACATGGATCCGAAGTGAGTGCCTTCCCAATTGCAGGGCTTGTAAATACTGTGTCCACATGGACAGAGTTTATTACAGTCCTGGAAGAAGGAACAAGAAGGGGCTATCAATTTGCCCTATCTTGGGACTCATTTTCTAATCTATGGAAAATACTAGGGAAGAATGGAATGGTTGAAAGATTTAAAAACAGAAGCAGATCATGGTATTTTATGAGGACAAGAGAATCTCTTGCCTTTTATTTATACCTGATCCGGTTCCGTGATGATCATCTTTTAACTCGATGCCTTAATTCGTTTGGAATATACCCCTCTTGTAATCAATCAAGAGAAAGTATAATCTGGCGATTTAAGACATGGGTAGTCGATTCATTTCTTGAATCATCAACAAAGCGAGCGGAAGCTCAGCATGAGTTGAATGGTGAGATAATGAATAAGTTGAGTGAGATGGATTTCGACATTTACGATGATGCTAACAGTGATTTTCCTGTTATCAATGTCCTAAATGAAGAAATCATGGATCTTGCACAAGCCTCATGGACCATCTATCACGAAAGTGAAGAAGCCTATGAGAAAGCACTGTATGAAGATAGAATGATTTTGGGTTCAAACCCATATCATGTTATCGGTCAGAAATCTAGAGTAAGAGCCATGATGATTAAAGCAAAGACGGTTGTCTCTGCTCTAACACAATGGAGTAAAGAGGAGCGATTAGCTCTATCCTATCTAAGGGATCCTGAACTCATTGATGAGAACAAGATACCACCAGAGAGAGATAGAACTAAACCTCGAATAGACTCTGTAATTGCGGGGGAATCGGATATTAAGCCTGATTCCCCTCAAATGAAAGGAGGTCTTGACTCTATTGCTCTTATGGAACGACTCATGAGCGGAAAATTCGACCTAGATTAATCTAGGAAGAGGGTCTCCGTTCATTATTGCGCCCCATACCGGGGAAGGTCTCACAAGCCTCCCCGTTATCAGGTGCAGGACCC